CGCACCGCATCGGGCTTCATGCCGCGATAGCGCCCCACGGAATTCGCAAACAGGTCGTAAAGCCGATCGACCTCCGTCTGCTCGCGCTCCCGCGCCGCATCCGACAGCGGGAAGTGCGGGCTGAAATCGACCTTGTGGGCGCCGGCGTAGATCGCCGTGACCTTGAGACCTTCGCTCTCGTTGGCCTTCGACTGGTCGATGTGATACCCGACGACGCCGACCGAACCCACGCCGCCAGTGCGCGTCACATAGATGCGATCGCACGCCGCGGCGAGCGCGTAGGCCGCGCTGTACGCCATGTCGTCGACGACCGCGATGATCGGCTTGTCACCGCGCGACTCGAAGATGTGATCGGAGAGATCGAAGAGGCCGGCGCAAAAGCCGCCAGGCGAATCGAAGCGCAGGATGATCGCCGAGACGGTGGCATCCTCGAGCACCTCGTCGAAGGTCGCCGCGAGCTCTTCATAGCTCGTCGGGCCCTCGCCGCTTGGGCCCGGCATCGGGCGGCTCGCGAGCGCGCCCGACACCTCGATGATCGCGATCTTGCCAGGCTGGCTCGCTCCGAACGGCCCACCCGTCGAGATCGTGGTGGACGCCAGGAGCGGCCGATCGTCGTATTCGACATGGCCGTTCATGTACGCGCCGAGCAACATCTCGCCGCGGCGCGGCTCGACGAATAGGGGCGTGTTCAGCGCATGCGTATAGAGCTGGCCGATCACGCGGTTCTCCGTGCGACCGAAGAGACGCGCGAGAACGTTGAACCTATTTCGCTGTGGCATCTGCGTTTTCCTCTACCGGATCGTCCGGCGGCGATGAACTGGGATCGGCCGAGGCACCCGCGGGCTTACCCGCCGGCGTCGTCTTGCGCGCATCGGAATCGAGCACGAGGCCGAGCTCGTCGGCGCGCGCGTTGTCGGCGGCGTTCTGCTGGTCGACCTTCTCCGGATCCTCACCGGTGCGAAGGATCGCGGCGTACCGCGTATCGAGGCCTGCGCGGATTGCTTTGACGTCGGCGACGACGTCCTGTACCGGATGGCTGTACGGCCAGCCTTGCGGCACCCATAGCGTCTCGACGTACTCCGCCCGGCGCTGGCTATAGTCCGCGAGCTGCAGCCGGCCGGACAGCACCGCGGTGTCGAAGAACTCGGTGCGGATCCGCTGACACCAGCGCGGTATGAAGAACAGCCATTGCCGCATCTCGAGGCCGCGGCGGAATTCGTTGAGCAGCAACTTCAGCGCACGGTCCGAGATGTCGCGCAGATCGCCGGTCAAGACCTCGAACGGCACACCATGGCGTGCGGCCACGGCGAGCAGGTTGCCGCGCAGGAACTCGCTGTACTCCGTGCCCGGCGCCGGCGGGTTTGAGAATTCCGCCTTCATGCCGACCGGCAGCTCCTGCATCGTCCCAGGCTCGAGGCCCGCGAGCGGCGTGTCGTCGACGTCCGTCTCCTGGGTGCCGTCCTCGTCGCGCGTCATGCCGTCGAGCACGCTGTCCGGCGGGTTCTCCGGATCGATCGGCGTCGTATAGAAGCCGGCGAACATGTTCGCGATCTTCTGCCGCTCGAGTACGGCGTCGTCCATGTTCTCGAGATTGAACATGCGGACGAGCACCGACGTATGATCCGGAATGCCACGGATCTGTCCCGCGCGGGTCGGCCGATAGAGGTGGATGACCTGATCGGCGGGCACGCGCGTGAGTTCGTTGCCGTTGACGCTCAGATACGCGTCGCCCGGATGCTCGCGGTAGAAGTAGTACGCGACGCGTCGGCCGATTGCGTCGAACTCGATGCCGGCCTTGATCTGGTTGCCGTTCGCAGCGACCGTGTAGAGATCCACCGGGCAGAGTTCCGCCTCGATGATCTGCACCTGCAGGGGCACGGCCAACGGATCCGACGGACGGCGCGCGCGCAGCCGACCAAAGACCTCGCCGACCTCGTTCCATTCGTGCCACGCGAGGTACTGCTGGCCGTAGCCGTCGAGCACACCGTCGGCGTCGCACTCGTCCATGAACCGTTTGTAGAGCGGCTCGGCCGCTGGCCAGCCTTTGGCTTGGATGCCGGTCGCGATGCCATTCGAGTCGAGCTTGTCGAGCGCGGTACCCGCCCACGGGTCGTTCCGATACGCGGCACGAGCTCGCGCGCGGATCGTCGGCAGGTCGCGCGCGACGGACCAATTCGGGCCGCTCGTCGGCACGCGCCACATGCGCAGGCGCCGGCCTTGGCCAGCGGCGTTGTAGTTCGGTTGCTGCGGCGTAGCGTTCGGCAGCGCGAAGCCGTCCGCCGACGCCCGCGGGCGCCGGTCTACGAAATACCAGTTCTGCACGGGTTAGAGGCCGGTGCCGCGCTGGTAGGTCCGCATCGTGCGCCGACGGCTGGTGCCGGCGGCGCGATTGATCTCCGACAGCATGTCGCGGCGCGCGCGGCGCATCGCGTCGAGGCTCTGATACTCGACGCTGGTGCCATCGCGGTGGCGCACACTGAGGACGCCTTTCGCGATCGCGCCCTCGAGCGCTTCGACCTGGTCCAGCGTGTATGCCATCACTTCCTCTGTAGATAGTTGCTGCGAATCGTCCGAAAGCGTTTCGGCCGCGGCCGCCGCGGATCAGGGGGCGCATCGTCCGGCGGCGGTTCCCCTTCCGCTGGCGCCTCGGGCGCCGCGAGCTCGGCGCGGTCCGCGCTCGGCGCCGGCTTGCCGAAGCGCTTCTCCACCGCGTTGGCGAGATCGTTGAGATCGACGCGGCGGCCTTTGGTGCGCGCAATCATCACGGCGTAGCCGTAGATCCAGCAGTCCTGGGCTTCCTGCCTCACGCCGGCGAGCTTCGGCCGCCATACGGCGACCCGCCGGCCGCCGACGACCTTATAGACCTTCGTCTCGCTGACGAGTTGATCGCAGAAATCCGCATCGACGCCGGCCGGCAAATGGACGTAGCCGGGCTTTGCCTCACCCGGGTTCGGCGGCGTGATCTTCGCGATGCGCCCGTAGAGCAGATCCTTGATCGTGTCGACGCCGACCGAGTACAGGTCGCCCCTGTGCTTCTTCGTCTTGCCCGGCTTGCGCGGCCAGGCGAGGCGTCCCTGCCCGCCCTTGCCCGCGATCGCGAACACGCTCTCGAAGCGATGGCGATGACAGTAGTTCATCACCTGTTGCGTGTAGTGGCCGCCGGCGTCGATCGCCGTGCCGTCGACGCGCAGCGTCCGGCCGCCCTCGACGCTGAACATCCGGCGGCGATAGGTCGTCAGATCGCGCCACACGCTGTTCGGCGCGTTCTCGTCGACGCCCGGATCGCCGCGCAACACCGTCTGCTCGAGCACCCAACACTCCTCGTCACGGCCCCAGCCGAGCAGCTGCAGCTCGAGGCGATCGTCCTGTGTGTCGCCGCCGAGCGTGAGCTCGACGATGCCGGCCGGCAGGCGCTCGGCGCCATAGTTTTCGCGCCGCTTGAGCAAGCCCTCGGGCTCGATTGAGCGCGCGGTGTCCGCCCACGTTTCGGCGAGTGCCGTGTTCACCCACGTCTGCAGCGTCTCGGGGAGCTTCTTGGCCTCGACGAACGACGTCGCCATCTCGCCGAGCGAGACGAACGGCGACATGAGCTCCATGATGTGCAGACCGGCGATGCCGTTGAACGGCTTCGCGGCCACGACGCGGTATTCGCCGCCGAGCATGCCGAGGCGCTGGTGCTCGTTCAGCAACTCGCTGCATGCCGAGCACTGATACATGGCGTCGTGCGGCGCCAGCCCGACGTCCGCCCATTTCACCTGAGCCCATACCAAGCGCTGAAACGTGCCGCACGCCGGGCACGCATATTCGAGGTGACGCTGATCGGAGTTCAAGTATCCGGCCTCGACGCGTGACTGCCCTTTGATCGTCGGCGTCGATCCCGCCAGAATCTTTCGATTCCAGAAGGCGGTCGTCCGCTTACGTGCGAGCGCGAACGGATCGCCCTCTGTGCCCGCCGACGTCGGATAGCCGTCGACCTCGTCGCACAGCAGGATCCGGATCGGACGCGATCGCAGGCCTTGCGGCGAATTCGCGCCGGCGAGCGTCAGGTGCCCACCGTTGAACTTCTTGTGCAAGAGCGTATTGCCGGAGTCGCGCGCCCGTGGGTCGGCGATCTTCGGCGTCAACACCGGCGTGTCCCGAATCATCGGGGCCAACCGGTCCTTGCTAAACGCCTCGGCGATCTCGAGCGTCGGCTGCACCAGCAGGATCGGGCTCGGGTCGAGGTCGATGAAATAGCCGGCGACATTCAGCAGGATCTCGGTCCAGCCGACCTGCGCGCTCTTCATCACCCAGATCTCGCGCACCAGCGGATCGGTGACTAGATCCATGATCACGCGCTGGTATGGCGCGCGATCCGTGTACCACCGCCCGGGCTCGGCGCTGCTCTCGCTACTGAGGACGCGGTTTGCGTCGGCCCACTGGCTTACGGTCAGCTTCGGCGGCGGCCGGAGGATCGAGTGGATCGTTCGCGCCGTCTCGCGCGTCGTCTCCCAGCTCTTCGCCCGGGTCAAAATTCGCGAGTTCTGCCAGGGCGGCGCTGAGCTCTCGATCGATGTGCTCTCGAGCAAGGTTCGGGTTTCCCGGGTTCGCGCGCGGCGCGAGTTTGGCGGCTGCGGCGAGCACGCGCGCGCGGAACGCGGTGAGCGACTTGCCCATCATCGTGAGCACATGATCGCGGTGCATGAGCTCGCCGCGCGTCTCTGCATTCTCCATCGCGATCTTGTCCGCCTGTTCGGCGGCGAGCCGCGCACGCTCGGCGTCCAAGTCCAGATCGCCTTCGCTGGGTCCGTCGCTGGCGTC